ACTTCATCACTACCACCACCTGTAGCCCCAGCCGATATTCCTGTTAATGCTGATCCATCAATAGCTGGTAATGCACCACTAAGTTTAGATGCGGTAAGTGTAGAAATCCTAGCATCTGCTACTGTGCCTGTTAAATTACCTGCTGGCAAATTAGTTAAACTTGCACCCGATCCACTAAATATAGTTGCTGCTAAAGTACCATTTGCAGAGTTAAATGTAAGATTAGATCCTGACTTTAATCCTAGATCTCCTGTTGCAGCAGTAGCAAACAATGGAAAACAAGTAGTATCAGAACTTTCATCAGCAATAGTATTTGTTGTCGCATTGCCTATCGCAATGGTAGTACCCATATTAATAATGAAATATGTAGCACCACTAGGAGGAGCAGCATCAAAAATAATATCTGTACCGTTAACAACATATCCATCTGTCATATCTCCTTGTCCCGTTCCATCATTAGGTTGTTGCATTACACCATTGATAGATACTCTTAAAATCTCTGCATTTGCTGGAGTTACAGCATTGCTTGTCCCTTTAGTAACTAACTTAAAACGTGATTCAGAACCATTAAATGTTGCACTACTTCCACTTGATGATTGTGCAATATCTAATAAATCTGCTGTTCCTGTTGCACCACTACCACCTCCACCAATCTCACCCCATGCACCGTTGGCATAGCCTTCAAATTTATTTAATGTTGAGTTATATCTAAAATCTCCATGAGCAGGAGAGCCATCTCTTTGGGCTGTTGTACCAACTGGAACTCTTACACTTGTTGTATAATTATGAATTACTTTTCCAGTTAGCGTACCACCAGCAAGCAATAATTTATTTGTAATTGCAGTATTAGAAGCATTTATAGCATTAGCTTCTATTCCATCTAACTTTGTTCCATCAACAGATAAATCTCTACCATCTACTGTTTGACTACCAGAAAAAGTAAGATTACCTGTTAACTGCCCTCCAGACAAATTTAATTTAGTAGCTAAATTATTTGTAACTGTGGTACTAAACGCAGCGTCATCTGCCATCGCTGCTGCTAACTCATTTAACGTATCTAAAGCTGCTGGAGCACCATTAATAAGATTACTAACTGCTGTACTTACAAAAGCAGTAGTAGCAATTTTGGTAGTATTGTTTCCTGAACTTTGGGTCGTTGCAGTAGATAATCTTGCTGCCGCTACCGTTCCAGAGGTTAAATTACTAGCATTGAGACTTGTAAGATTAACACCACTAACAGCAGGTAAAGTAGCAGGAAATCTTGCGTCTGGTATTGTTCCAGAACTTAAATTACTTGCATCTAAAGCATTAATTATTGAAGCAGTAACGTAACTTGCTCCATTTGTAATCGCATTATTATTTAAAGAAATGTTTGCAGAACCATCAAAAGCTACACCAGCAATATTTCTTGCAGTTGTTAATGTAGCTGCTGATCCTGTTGTATTTTGATTACCTGCGGTATTAACACCAGGAAGATTAATATTTGCCGAACCGTTAAAAGAAACTCCTCCTATTGTTCTTGGAGTTGTAAGAGTAGCTGCGGAACCAGTAGTATTTTGATTTCCTGCTGAATTTACACCTGGTAAATTTATATTGGCACTACCATCAAAACTAACACCACCAATAGTTCTTGCTGTAGCTAAAACTGTTGAAGTAGCTGCGTTTCCAGTATATGCAGTGGCAGATAATACTTCAGTTCCATTAACTTTTAATACCTTTCCAGTAGCTAAATCAATATGATCAGAAAAAGTAGACGTTCCAGTGACAGCTAAAGTTCCTGGAATCGTTATAAGACCACTGGCATTAGCAACTAAACGACCTGATCCATTTGTACTAAGAGTGAGAGTATCAGAACCTCCACTTATTCCTGAGTTTGGATCTAATAAAAAGCTAAATGAGGGAGCACTTTCAGAACCATTTGGTGCTTTATTTAGTAAATTAGCATAGGTTATTTTTTTATTTTTTTCAGTACCAGTACCACTTTGATCAATAATTGGCAGCACATCCGTTGTTGCTGGTGCAGTTAATTCTGTAAATTGTGATATTCTACGATTTGCCATAATTAGAATTTAATTATATACATTAGAGCATAGTTTTTAACACGAACTTCAGTCCCACCATTATTTCCCATTGTGTGAGTATGTGAGCCATCAAAATCAACACCACCAACAGGGCTAGTTGATGAAGCACCTGTTATAGAGTTTGTTCCATCTTGTGTTTTAGTAAATACACCACTTGCAGAACCACCAGAATTAAAACCTTCTGATATTTTTCTAATACCACCAGTTAAACTTACAGTACTTAAAGAGTGATTATGACTTTGGTTTTGATCTGATTGACTTGAAGCAAAGCTTCTTCCATCATCACCTGTTCCAGTTTTAGTATTAGACCAACCTCTTACAAATTGTCCTCTTAAATCAGGAAGATTAAATGTAGAAGATCCATCGCCAGATCCCCAAGTAGTTGAAATGTTAGAAAATAAACTAGCATATGTTGATCTACTTATAGCAGCACCATTACATTCTAAAAAACCAGAAGGAACTGTAGTAGAAGCATGGGTAAATACAGCACCAGAAGGAACACCATTTGCAAGCTCTCCCCACCCAGATCCGTTATAACCTTCAAATTGAACCAGTTCACTATTAAATCTTATTTGACCTGTAGCTGCTGTTGGCCTTTGAGATACATTACCAACTGGTAATTTTAAAGCAGTATTACCAGACATTAAAATATCACCAGCAGATGTTATCGTTCCAGTAAAACTAGGCGATGCAGTTGTTGCATGACCCATTTCAGCAGTATCTACTTTCCCTAAAGTTACAAAATTAGTTCCATCATACATATTCAATGTATTGTTACTGCTATTTACCCATAACTTTCCATTTACTAATGTTGAAGGAGCACTTGATCCTCTATTAGTAGCTTGTATTTCACTAAGACAAACATTAAGGTCTGCTCTAAAAGTCGCTCCTACAGCATCTCCAATATTGTAATCATGTGTGTTGCTCATTTATGTAACCTCCTTACCAAAACCTGATGCAGCCCATACAAAAGATCTTGCAACTGCTGAATTACCATTTTTAAATGTAACTTGAAATCCTGTCCTGCTTATATTAGCAAGTTCAAAGAAATCTCCTGTTTGTTGATTTGTTGGGGTCACAACTACAGTTGGTGTTTGTTTAAATGGATTTGTAAAAGATACAGTGTATTGTGACGATCCAGTAGAAATTGGAGTCGAAATACTTTCTGTTCTTCCTTGTAATTCTAGTTTAACTCCTAATTGTGTCACGGCTATATTTTGGTTAGTGTCATTACTTGTTAATATTGCTTTAAATTCAAAACCCCTTCCTGTAATTAATACATTGCTAAATTCTTTATATGGACTCCATGTAGGAGATCCTGATGGATTGTCGTTAGTAGATCTTACATAAACAGCAGCATTACATTTTGTTGCTTCAGTCGTACCTCCAACAGCATCAATATGTCCCCAGCTATCAATTAAATCTGTTCTGTCATCCCATAAACTATTCAAAGAAAAACTATTTGCTTTTAAAATTTTCTTTAAATTTACATCGTATGGTTGTCCTAAATCTGTTGTACTTGTAAAGGCATATTGTCCAGAACTTGTTGTAGCATTATTCGTAACTACCAATTTTAAAGCATCTAAATTTGAGTCATAAACTGTATCAGTTTTTGAACCTAAAAAATTATTAGTATGTTCATTAACTGTTGAAACTACAAGTCTTTCTGAAGGTGCTGGTAAATTTGTAGTAATTCTTGTATTGTTCCAATCTGAATCATTTGAGCCAGGAGAAGGTGATTGCCTTCCTCCATCGTCCTCAAATTTAATTAAATAAGTTCCCTCAAGTAACGGAACAATTTTTTGTGTCTGGTTACCTGCCGCTGCAACAACGATTTCTTGTGCATCTTGCCATTTTGCAGCACTTGTTAACGAAGAATGTCTTATAAGAGTTTTTCCTCCTAATAAAACATCAAGTTCTGTGGCACGATTCCAGCTTAAAATTGCACTAGATTCATCTATTGGTAATAAACTAACACCACTTACATTACTAGGTACAGCAGTTTTACCAGCAGCTATAAAGAAAGGACTCTGAGGCCTTGTTCCAGTTGAAGATCTTAAACCTGACGCACTAACACCAAATACTTCAATTTCATAATTACCAGAAATAGTATCTAATATCTCATAACTTTTAGAACCTTCTACAGTTATCGAAGTATAATTTCCATCTTCTAATCTCCAACGTACATATACATTATCAAAAGCCTTACGAATTATTTCTCCATTAGGTTTTGTAACTTCAAAATCTGTTCTCCAACTAACAATAATTTTTACTCTTGCAATACCTGTATTTTCATAGATAACTTCTTCTGCTGTGACATCTTGAGGAGGAGGTGGAGGGACATCTAAATTTGTAATATCTCTTTCTACTAAAGCTACACCATTTTCAATATGATTATATTTACTAGAATTATATTCACTTGCAGTTATAGAATAAGTAGTCCTATCTTGTTCAAGAACTTCTAATACTCTCCAAGTAGAAGTTAAAATTTCATTATTTTGAAATATCCATATACTTTCAGCATTAGGAGCAGTTGAAAAATTCTGACCTAGAGTAATTACTTTGGTAGTTGTATTAACAAGAGATATTGTTTTAGTTGTTAACGTACCGTCAGGCAAAATAACAGATAAAGTAGCTCCATTTCCAGTGCTTACCCCAGTAATATCATCTACAGTTACAGTACTCGTAGTTGCTGCTGTAATCTTTCCTCCTCTACGTTCTCCACTTTTAACAGGATCAGCTATTTCAATAATTTGTCCTGGCCTAACAACTACACCAGCTTCAATAGATGCAGAAAATGTAACTCCTTCACGTTCTACGTTACTCATATAAAGCAACCATTTTGCTAATCTTTTTGCTTGACCTCTTGATGTACAGGCAAACGCATTAATATTTTTAATTACCGAACCATATCTAGCTTGGTTAGCTGTATCAATTTCTTCTTCGTAATTAATATCTCTTAAATCTAAGTCTAAATATTTAACGACTACTACAGTTGGTCTAGTTTTTTGACTTGCATTTGAATATGTAAACCCTGGTTCTAATACATTTGCAAGGGTAAATAAATAACTAGGATCTTTTGGAGCGTCTTGTGTAAGAGTTAAACTACCTGCTTCATAATATGGCATTGCTCTAAATACAGAGCACATTTGATTGATGACGTTATAGGCTTCCTGCTGATTATAAATACCGACATTACAACTAAATCTAGGTTCTGTTGTACCTTGTCCTTTTCCGTCATCTATTTGAGCAGAACAATAAACTGATGCGGCATAAAAACTAAACTTATCTAAATCTGCTTCTTCAATATGAGCACCTAATCCGTACCTAGAAGACGTTAGAAGATCATATAAACACCAAGCAGGATCATTTGTATATTGAGCAGCACCGAGTGTTCCATTAAACGTTCCAGAGTATGCCAAGCTACCATCTGCTCTTACTGTTGCATTATGTGGAATTTTTACTTTTGTGCCTTTTACTAAATATTTTCTTGTAGGTATTGCATTAAATTGTTCAGCATCTACTTTTAAACCAACTAATGCACTATTAGGATATGTTCGCTGATCATATTTAATTTCTACATAGTTATTCCATTGAAATTCATTAGATAATTTACTAGAACCACTATCACCAGTAATTCTTGTCACCCTAATATCTACTGGAAAAGCACCGTTTAAATTAATTAAATAGTCACGAATGTAAGTATCAGGTGTTCTACCAGATATTGTCCCATCATTTCCGTGTACAACTGTTGAATATGATCCTCCACTATATCGAATTTCTATTTTTAATTCGATACTTGTACCAAAAATATCTCCTTCATCTGTAAATCGTTGAAGTGCAGGAACAGTTATCTGAACAGAAACAGCATCAACGGTATCATCTACTATTTGAACTACTTTTGGAGTTGCTTGTGCAACAGTAGAAAAACCAGTAGGTTTAGTCCTTGCAACATTTCTAGTAATTGGAATTACTGTTTGATTAGATGTTCCAGTTCTTACTTCAAAACTAACGTCTTTAAAATTAAAAGTTCCATCATCAGCTTGAAGAGGAGTGTTATTAAAAAATATCGACTTTGCACCATCTACTAATCCACCAATCTCACCTTCTCCTATTAAATCAAGAACTCTAGCAAAACTTTTAGAATCTAAATTATCTTTAGCTTCATGTGGAGTTTTATTACCTCCTCCACCACCTTTTCCACCACCACCACCCGAACCAATAACATTCATACTTCTACCTGCTCATTTTCAACATCGGCTGATATTACAGTAGAACCTGTCAATGTAGTTCCATATATCAAAGGAACAGCAACACCAGCCCGTGAAGTATTTTGTATGCCACTAAAATTAAAAGACAAACGAGGATCTTGTTCTCTTTCTGGGATTGTTTCTACAGGAGTAAGCATCTGAGCTAAACCCCCTAAAGCTAAAGCTATACCTAAGTTTCCAATTACTGCTGTTGTACCTCCTAAAAATCCGACACCTGTAAAACCACCAGCACCCAAAGTAGCTCCTCCAGATGCTACACCAACACCTATCATTACTGCTCCTAGTAAAAACCTTCCAAAGCCTCTACCTCCTTCTCCTCCAACAATAGGAACAATTTTTATTTCTTCCTGACCATTTGGATAGGTTAATTCCTCTTCTGTTAACTCCCAATTACCAACAGCTACCTTGTAATATCTATCTGCCATA